ATCTCGTTAAAAATGGGTAATAACCAATCACAATAATCTTGTGGCTTTTGGATTGAAATGTTCTTACCATAATTTACAATATCAGCATAGGGTGGGGATGTAACGATAAGGTCTATTGAATTGTCGGGTATGTCTTTGATAAGTTCAAAACAATCTCCTGTTAATATATTACTCCCCATATAATCTTGTATACGCATTCTTTAGGTTTCTACACACTTGAACAAAACATTTTCCACACCCCAATCTCTTGTTATCTTTATTGACTCTATTATTAAGGTTAACCAACCATTCTTGTTGTTGTCTTGATAAGAATTGTTTATCGACGATTAATAACATCGCATCCATTTCTTCTCTAGTATAGTTTGGTAGGGTTAATTCTACCTCTTTTGGTGTCTTGCATTTCTCACACCCCTTCTTGATTTTACCACTCATAGTTCCATCTTTTTCTGTGTCGTATTGCGTTTATATGTTTCCTTGAAACATCAAAGATTGCTGCTATCTCTGAATCTGTCATGTCTGAAAATTCACATAAGATTCTAATCTTTTTTACTTTCCCTTTTGATAGTTTAATTGTTGCCATTGTTTTCCCATTTGTTTTTTATTAATTGTTTGACTTCATTGATGGTTTCAATCAGAGAATATTTCGGTATCTTTGTCTGTTTATAAACCCTATCAATAAATCCATTGTGTTGCATCCATAACTCGAATATCCCCTTGTTATACCAGAACTTGGGGTCTTGTTCCAACTGTATCTCCAAAGTCTCTTTAATCCATTCCATTGTGGGTTGTTCTTGATATTCCACATCAATCTGTTCTATCCCCTCAATTTGCTCGAATATGAATCTCTTATATGTTCTTTGGAATTTTGAGTTGTTGGAATAATATTGGTTGGATAACGCTCGTGATAGAAAATACATTTCCTCTTGTTTGGTATTCATGTTATTCCATTTCTCATTGGTAGATAATTGAATTAAAACATCGTGTAAGAGGTCTTGGTATTTTCCATCACCTTTGGTTATCTTCTTTGCCAGAGCTATATATTCTCTGTATCTTTTATCTGTTGTTTTTTCCATAACTTATCCCAACTACCTCTTTGGAATGTTGTGTGTAGATAGTTACTTGGTATACCATATTTCTTTGCTATATCCCAAGTCGACCATACTTTCATTCGGTAATTCTGTATGATTGTAATCTTATCCTTTAAGGTAATTTGGTATTTGTTCTTTTCTCTATAAATAGTGCGATTTTCTAAATTCTCCTTGTTGCTTATACATCTTAGATTTGTAATCGTGTTATTAAGTTTATTCCTATCTATATGGTCTACTGTTTTATCACACTCACAATCGTTGAATGCTGACCAAACAAGTCTTGCAACCTTCTTGGTATATTTCTTTTTATTAGTCCAAATTGTTACAACTTGATAGTTTCTGACATCTGAACCTAATTGTTTGACTACTCTACCATTCATACCTCTTCTAATCCTACCTAAATTACTTGCTTCATAATTAGGGTGGTTGGGTATTGTTCTCCAAATTTCGTTAATCATTGTTATATTTTTCTGAAATGAAATTATCAACTTTATCCATCATTTCTTGAACAGTAGTCGTTCTACCATCCACGACATAATAAGTTAAAGCTTCTGTGATTCTTACCATATCTGCTAATGGTAAGTTTAATTTGATGTGTTTACAATAATCTAATAACCACTTGAGGTTAGATTGTCTTGCAATTGTTTTGTCTTTGTCTGCTGCCATTTTTTTTCCTTTTTGTTTTTTATTTTATTTTATCTAATAATTCTGTCCTGTGACTGAAATACCAATTATTTCTGCTCTCATAGATTTCTTGAATCTCAATTCTTTCGAGTAGTTGCTTGTTTGATAAGTCTTTAACTGGAATAATGTCATCAATATTCCATTCTTGTAATGTGTTTCCGCTGATTAGTAAGTTTTTCATTTTATTTCCTTTTATATTATAAATATAATCGAAATATAAAATCTGTCAAGTCCTACAATAAAAAATAAAAAAAATTATTTTAGAGCTTCCATAATTTCCCCATCAGGAGAATTCTTTGGAACGATGGTAATATACATTACCTCTAGAATTGAAATAAACTCATCTAATTTCTCTTGATATTCTTTTTCCGATAAAGAGTATATATCAATGTTTCTAATGTCTAAAATCGTCTCTAATGACGTTAGAAAGATATTCGCAATAAGGTAGCTGGCATCCTTCTTTAATTTCTTGTAACACTGCATCATGAAATAATCAAATTCATTCTGTGTTAGAAACATGCTCATTAAATCATCTTCAATTAATTCAGATGGAAACTTGAATGTTTCATGGTCTTTAATAATTCCTTCCAATAATGGGGTTAACGCTATTCTTTGATTTTGCATAAGTAAAAAGAGAGGGAGGAGGAAAAATAAAAGGAAATTTAAAATGAGAGCATAAGCAAAAACCTCCTCACCTCTGGCTAAATGATATCGAAATCTGTTATTTCGCTATCTCCGTTTAATTTATATACAATAGTTTTACCAATATACTCACTGAATATTGGGCCTGGAACATCACTAACTAGTAATGGTTCATCTATCCCTTCAAGAAATATATTATAAAAGTAGGTTGGTTTAGCACCTGGTGTATATGTGTTCTGAATCTTAACTAGTTCCAATCCTTTTATTTTCTGTGATAATGCTTCCATATACATAAATATATTAAATTGATAAAAAATCTGAATTATTTCGTTGAGGAGAAAAATCTTTTCATCAACTTCTCGAACTCAACGCTTGCTAAATCCTGAGCTTCTTCCGAATACAAATCTAAATTTTCTATACTAGTTCTAGTATCTAGTATATTATTATTTTTTATATTATTACTTTGTGAATTATTACTTTGTTGAGTTATTACTTTGTTTACTGACTGACGACCAGTATACTGAATTTCAGTAAGCAGGTTTTCAGTAAGCAGGGTTTCAGGTTCTTCTGATACGATATGATTATAACCTAATAATTGACCATTTGGTTTTATAACTCTCTCAGATTTGATATACCCTAATTCGACAAGACCTGCCCATGATTTGTTGAATCTATCTCTTCCAATGTTCATTGATTTCCAAATCTCTGTCTTGTATACAATCCAATCTTCTGGTAGTGATAATAGATGAACCAAAATTGATTTCTGTTCTGGTGTTAAAATCTTTGATTGTAGAATGTCGTTCGAGATTGCAGTGTATCTGCTCTTACCATTCTTTTTGCTCCTAATAATTTGACCTGTATTTTTCATAACCTTTTTTTTTAATAAATATATCAAGGTCGACAGAAAAGTCAAATCAATCCTAAATCGGATGGGGAATAATGATTCTTAAATGTTTTTTTTGGACTGTTTGGGGTAAATCCATGTCTTTCACAGAATTGAACATGAATGTCTTTCGTTAAATCATACCCAATCTTCTCCAAATATTTATACATCTCCACATAATCTCCTTTACGGACGAAACCCATTTGTAATGCAATATTCTTTGGAACTCGAGATGGTTTAGGTTCTCTTAAAATTCTTTTACCCAATGACTTACATAGATGGCACACATTACCCTTATTTCCACTCTTCAATGTTTGGAAACTCTTTAATCTTTTTTCAATACCACAAGCACGGCATATCTTCTTTTCTACGGGTTCTAATTGTTCCATAAGGTAATGTTATTAAATTGGAAAGATAAGTCAAGGAAGGGGTGTTAAAATGACAATAAACACCATTGGGACTATTTCCAACGCTTACCTATATTATTGATATAGTTGTTTTGATACTGACTGTAACACCAGCCAGCACGGAAACCTCTATCTTTCTTCCTCTCTCTTACGATTGAATCTGACATACAACGTGACATATATTCAGCCATTGGTTCTTTGTGTTTTACAGGATATTCAAATTTCGTTCTACCGAAAGCAGCAACCCCACCTTGTTGTCCGTCATTCTCTTTTGGCTTAGAACAAGCCCATTTAGCATATTGGTCTGTATAACCAGCACTCTTAGCCTTAGATAAACAATCACCCTCAGGTAAAGTCTTGAACTCTTCCATTTCAGCTGACATGTTTTCTTTATCCCATGTTGAATAACATATGGCAGCAGATTGTTCTTGACCATACTCATCGTAGATTGCTGAGATACATCTACTTATGAACTCTTGTTCGTTCTCACCGGATTTTGGATTTGGAATTGGCATACTATAATGGATTTGTTTTCTTTGATTTTAGTTTTCTATTTTCAGCGTGTAAAACGTCGATTTTCTGTTCCAATTCTTGTATCTTGATATTCAAGCTCTCAATTTCGGTCTTTAAATCCTTGATTATTTGAGCGTATAGGTTCACAGATAATTCAAGGTTCTTTAACACCACAGAATCAGTTTCAGCATTTGTTCTTCTCTTACCAACAAAAAACGCTGCAATTCCTGTTAGTGCATTTGATATAATTAAAATTAATTCGCTACTCATATAAATTAGTTATAACCATCACAACAATTATACTCAGGTCCATAATAAGTCGGAAGATTACCTGCCCAAGTATTTCTTCTCGGTGGATATCTGTTTCCTGGTTGGAATTGTATTCCTGAGAAATAAGTTTGTTTAGATGTTGGCATTCCATCAGTATTCGTATAAGAATAATAACAAGGATAGTCATTTGGAAAGTTTCTTAATTGGTCTTGTAAACGCTGAGCATAGAATTGATATCTTGATTGAGATATCTCTCTCATATACTGCATACCCTTTATATCAATTGATGTCCCTTGTTCTGTATTACCCACCACCAGTGCTTTATTCATCTTCCTGACAAACATTTCTGGAATTGCTTCATACTCGGCACGATATATCAAATACGGGGCTATATAATCTTCTAATAACACTCTTTCAGGTTGAGTTAAAGTCGCACCTGATAATTGAACAGCTTGAACCAAATTACAATAGTAGTTATAACATTTACTTCCAATGAGAGTTTGCAGACCAAGTTCTTGGGCTAAAAATATCATGCTGGTCATCAGAGCCATGTCAACGTTCTGATTAATCGTCGTATACGCTTTGAGTTTTACCTCTGAAATTAAAAGTGTCTGTTTACTCATATTATATTCCTTTTATGTCTCCTTCAATAGTTTGTTCAACTGATGGAAGCAATTGATTTTGTTCTATCCCAAGATTAACTGATTTACCTGTCTTCAAGAAGATAACCTTCTCTAGTGCTTTGAGGACTTCTTCTTGGATAGGCTTGATTACAATTTCTAAGAATAAATTATAGGCATCTAATAACTCTTCTCTACCACCAAGTTGTCCCGCCGTTTTTACGCCGAGGATTTGGGGGGAGGTTATCCTCCAGCCAGATAATATCGTTTGTTCTATTTGTGGTGCCATTTGTGAATACCAAGCATCAGATGCGTTATTCGGTATTGGTGTGATAACCGGTGCAGTCTCAGGGTTTTCACTAAAGAATAGGAAAATACGACCAGCGTTGTTTGTGCTTGAATACTTAGCTTCTAATTGTCTCATTAAGATATCTCTCTCTTCTTCAGATGGAACACCATTTGTAAAAGATACTGACATCGAAGGCATCATTGAGTTCTGTGTGTTATTCAAGTGGAAGTTCTTAACCTCAACATCTAATTGAATTGTTGTTAATGCTCCAAGATAATCTGGTGGTGGGTAATATGACATACCTGGATTGTATCGCTTGAAATACATAATCTGGCTTGCATCTGAATCAGGTAACATGTTAAATGATTCAATTTCTAAGGGCTTCCATTTATTAGGATTCGTTGTTGTTCCTCTCCAATCTATTGAGTAGTAATAATGACCAATGTTTCCGAACTGGTCTTCTTTACCGGCTCTAAGTCTTGAAAAGTCTGTATGATAAAATTCAGCAATACCACCATCGTTAGACTTAACAATGTTCATCGCCATTCCACCGAATAATACTCTGTCAGTAACTAGCTTCTGATAGACATCAAATACTGAATCACCTCTGTTAGCCATTGCTATAACATTTGGGTCTCCTTCTAATACTTTCAAGTTTTTACCTGTTACACCATAAATGACAGCATTTGCACAAGCTCTATGTATAGCGGAGTATTGATATAAAGCCAATAAGTGATTTGGGAAGCAGTTGTCTTCACCATAGAAAACGTAAGGTTTATTTTTGATGACCTCCTGATATTGAGGAACATAGGCTGCACTAAATTCTTGTATTCGTATATCTGTTTTACTCATTACTAATAAATATCTAATTTTTTATTTTTATCCATATTAAACACATCCCATATATCCCCCACCCTGTAATAGACCATTTACAACATACCAAGTTGCGTTATTACCACTTCCTGTTTGGTCGTTTGCGTAATAACCTGTCGATACAGGTTGTGTTAAAGCCATATCATAATATAAACTTTGTGTTGTGTTCAAGCAAGGCCAACAAGTAAAGGTTGGATAACAACCACCACAATTTCCTAAATCATTACTATAAACAGTAAATGTTGTTCCTGTGGTTAGATTTCCACAAGCCTCACTTTGTGTATTACCAGAAGCAACTGTAAATGTTAAACCAGTATAAACATTGGATGTTGAACTCGGGGTTGGTGTTAAAGTATTAGTAGGAGTTATTGATGGAGTTATAGTGTTCGTAGGGGTTATCGTAGGAGTTAAAGTCGGTGTAATACTTGGAGTAGGAGTCATCGTAGGAGTCATCG